ACATAAATCCAGTGGATACATGGGACCAAGTACAGCCCCGTCCTTAGCAGAAAACCGTTCGTTTATTTTTACTGCCTTTTCTGCTGCCCGTTCTATATGTAAATCTCTTACCTCAAATCCTGAATTGACCCATCGTTTATGGGTTGCTCCTGTCTCTCTTGCACTTACATATTGCCCTATACCTGCTGCCGTCCCTGTAATGGTTCGGGATAACATCAAAGCCCTTGGTGCTTCGAATATACCCGTATCAACTATGGCCTGTTGGAGTTGAGCTATTGTCCAACCGGAATCAATTCCCTCTGTTATCTGAGCAATTAATGTGTTAACAGTGGTCTCTTCAAGCAAAGATAATTCTGTGAGAACCGTCGCCTCATTTTTAAAATATTCATCAATCAAGGTTTTGGTCTCATCGGGGATCGCCCGTTTTTCAATCACTACCTGCCCCGCTGCTTCATATGCATAGGTAGATGTCAATTCTGTATATGTCTCAATCCAGTCGTCTGAAGTGGACGCCAGAAGTTTCTTTGGATCAATTTTCTTTACTTTGTCACCCATTGCATTAAAAATGATTTCCTTCTGGGTATCCAACAATTTCAGAATGTCTTTACTTTTTTTAATTGCATAATTTTCCCGACCTTCTGCTTCCTTGTCCAAATCCCTTGTCTGCAATAATTGCGGTCTATTACGGGTTTGAATATTTTCATCGGTCGTTTTTATCTCAAGGGTCTCTTTGACTGCCGCATTGGAAATATGAGAAATATCCCATCCTTCATATTCTTCAATCCCAAATTCAAATACTTGGTTGAGCTGACTGAAAGGCACACCCATTTCAAATAAGGTCTTGGCGGTCTTGGACCTCTCCATCATTGCTCGTCTAATCGCCGGGACTTTGTTGAGATTGTATGATATTTTATTTCCGCCCAGTTCGTCATAAAAAAAGAAATTCAACGTATCTTTCAAATCATTAAGCAACGGAATTATTTTCTGGAACCAAAATATTAGTTCAGATGTCTGATAATTGTTATAAGTCGATGATTCCTGTGTCCCTGCATACTGAGGTGGCACACCAAAGATAATAAATATCTCGTCCCGGTTAAATTTTCTGCTCTCAAGGAAATCCATTTGCACTGGAGTTAATGCGGTCCTTATATATTTTGCTTCGGAACCGACCACCCCTAATTTTCTTGCATTACCAGAACCAGAATATTTTTCATTCAATTTATCCGAGACGGCATCCGAATCTGCTTGACTTTGGAATTCTCTTTTAAAGGAGAACACCCCATCAAGCACGCCTCGGTTCTGCATTGCTGATTTATTCCAATTCAACTGCTCAACATCTATATCAACCGTTTTGGCAACAGCCTGAAGCGGACCTATCCCGATATACGGATTGGCCGGATCGAAATACATAAAATGGATTATTTCATCTGTCTCAAATTCCACGCTGGTTTTTTCATCGAGGGCATACCCGGCGATCCATTCAGAAACATCTTTTGTTAATACCGGCCTCAACCTATCCGGAGACACCGGCCATATTTCAGTTGTCTGTTGTCCAGCCTTTACGGTTTTTAAATATGCGTTGCCGGTAAGCTCAAGCCATGAAATTAACAATTCAAAAACATCCTGCCGGGAAATGGAATTGTTGGGCCGGTTTAAAACTTTAGAAAGATAATGGTCTGTGGGCTCGCCTTCATCATTTACCACTCCCCATTCGACGGAAGCGGCGGACTTTGTAATCAATGTCACTGCACGATACACCCAGGAGTTTGCTTTGTATCCGTCCTTAACCGCTTTTCTGACTGTCCAATTATTATATACAGGAGCCCCGGTCTTGACAGCAAAATGATTTGAGAAGGCCAGATTGCGGGTAAAGAAATTTTTAATTTTAGAAAGTATTGTCATGAAATAAATATCTCCTTTTCACGATGAATGAAAGCAACTTCGATGGCATTCATAGTATCGTCTATTGAATCATCGTGAATTCCATTTGGAAAAACCGTACCTTCATCTGTAATATAACCCACATCTCTAACCCGTTCATTCAAATATACCCGGCCCGCTTCGATATAAGGGGAAGCGTCCATCGCCCTTTCAACTTTATCTACATTCCTGGGTATCGCATTTATTTTTAACTGATCGTTTTTTAATTCCTGAATTAAACCAATACCAGACGATTTATCCTCAATCCACATGCCCCGTAAAATAGGATCATCTTCTTCAATCCTTGGGGTATCGTGCTTTATATAAAAAAGCTTTGCCTGTTTTCTAAGTTCGGGTGACTCCATTCTTTTTCTAATCATGTCCAGCAAATAAATATTATTATCAACCCCATATCCCCAACATTGAAAAACAGTCGGATCATTCCAATTGTTTTTCTTTTGTGCCGTATCCGCGACTATGAATTTCCATTTCAGCTTCGGCAGAACCTTCCACCATTTCCAATGATGAAATTTAAAAATATTGCCGGAAACAAGCACAGGATATTGTTGGTAAAGGCTTGACCAATTATGGGGGCTCATTTTATTTTTGCGTTTTAAAAGAAATTCAAGAGATTTATGCTCAGGGAAAAGTGGATCTCCTTCTTTCCTATTTTTCTCATCTGTCTCTGCAATAGCTTTATACGTTATGACTTTGATATTCTTATCCGCTTCTGTTAACCGGCCAGCCAAATCCGCGACGTTCCATCTGGTCATTATAATAAGGAGTCCGGCATTTTCTGAAAATCTTGTATAAAAATCATCCGTAAACCAATCCCATGTTTTTTCTTGGATTGTTTTGCTATTCGCTTCTGCCCGTCCTTTTACCGCATCATCAATAACACCAAGTGAAAGCCCCTCTCCCGTAACTGCCCCATTCACGGTTGTATTTCTGAAACTACCTCTATGATCTTGGATCTCAAATATTTCATTATTTCTCAAAACCCGATTTGCAAGGGTGACAACCTGAGTACCGCCAAGCCTTACTTCACCATTAAAAATCTTCTGATATTTTTCCGAATCAAGAGTTCTTTGCAAAGACCGATTTGCCCTAACCCCGAGCCTATCAGAATAGGAAGCATAAATCATTTCCATATCAGGCATTTTCCCGATCAACCATGACAAAAATTCTGTTACTGCTCTGGATTTTCCATGCTGCGGAGGAGCTTCGATAATCAAGATGGGTTTTTTGTAATCTCGTAAATCAATATAAAAGTTCTGCAATGCAACGGACAGTTCTTCCTGAAACCACCCCTTGATAAAATCCGAATACCCTATGAACTGACGATAGGCATAGAAATTGTTTCTGGATTCTTCCAGCCAGTATTGTTCCAACAAGTCTATATCATGGGCTGCTTTCAAATTCTCTCGCCCCCTGTGTCCGGTATTGGAATTCCCCTGTCTTTCAATTCATCTTCTATTTCCTGAGTGGTCATGATCGTTTTGATAACATTTTGCACTGGGCCTCTGTCCGGGCCGGATATCTCAACCGCTTTGACTATCCGCCATGTTTCAGGCTTTCGATTCATCAACCATCTTTCAATTGCCTTGGTATCCGGGGAAACTTCTTTTTTGATTTTCTTAAGGTTTCTCTTTGTTATATTGCCATCCTTGTCCTTTTGAATCTCTTGGGTGGTTTCTTCATACTCATATCCAATAGCTCGTTTGTACAAACTATTTTCAACTGTTATATCTGCTATTTCTTTATTTACCTTTAAGGCACCAAATAATTCAGGTTTAAGCCGCTTATATTTATTGAATGTTTCTGCTGATATTCCAAGAGCTTGACATATACTTTTTTCTGTATGTCCATCCCTACACCATGCCGCTATTTCTAATAGCCTGGGTTGTATTTTAGTTGTCCATGATTCCTTTCTCCCAGCTGCCAATTTTTTTGTCTTGGTAGTCTGCTTACTGTTAATACGTGCCCCATTCCTTATGGTCCGTTTTCTTTTGGGCTTATCATTATTTTTAGAATCTTTTTTCATAATTTTTATAAAAACCGTACCTAAGCAATTTAAAATGAGCTTTTTTTGTTACTATCATGCTTTAAAAAAATAAAATTATTTTTTCCTATTATAAAGGTGAAAAAATGGATTTATAAAGTATTAATATTATTACATATTTTTAAAGGTATAATTAAAAGTAATAATTCTAAGGGTTTATATTACTTTTATTACCTTTATTATCTTTATTTTTTATATTATATTAGTAATCAAGATTAATGAGGGACAAACAAAGGAGAAACAAAATGGAAAATCGAATAGCAAACACAATTTTAAATCAAATGGGTGGATCTAAAATCCAAGCAATGATCGGAATGAAAGACTTGGCTGCCGATGAATGCCCCAAAATAAAAAGCGTCAGCAATATTTATGCCGACCAATTAAATAAAACCTTTGAAAACTTCACCGGCCTTACCACCAGCCTTTAAACCACCACCGCCCAGCCCGGGGGCTAAACCGGGTGAAAGGATTACCCATGGTAAAATTTGAAATTGGTAAAACATATGCGACAAGCTCAATTTGTGATCATAATTGCATTTATGAATTTAAAATTTTAAGGCGTACCACAAAATCTATATGGGTTAAAGTTTACGGAGAAATCAAACGACGCAAAATTACAATTTATGAAAATAGGGAAGAATTTTTTCCATTTGGTCATTATTCAATGTGTGCAGTTATTAATGCGGAAAAGGAAAAATAAATGAAAGCATTGTCAATCAAACAACCCTGGGCGTGGTTAATCGTCCAAGGTTATAAGGATATCGAAAACAGATCATGGGAAACTACTCACCGTGGCCCATTCTTAATCCACGCCTCGAAAAAAATTGATATGATCGCATACAACGAACTCAAGAAAAAAATAAACTTACCGGATATTGATGATCTTTGGACCGGTGGAATTATTGGACAAGCTGAAATTGTCGATTGCGTTAAAAAAGATCCGTCTCCATGGTTCTTAGGGCCAGTAGGTTTTAAGCTCGAAAATGCAAGGCCGCTACCATTCCGAACATGCAAAGGAAAATTAAATTTTTTTAATCTACCCGACTATTCTTAATTTTTTACAATAATCTCGCAGGTGATCCAACCCACGTTCCTTGCTGGCAATCATTTTTAACATATGACTGAGCACCAATAACCACTTCTGCCCCAATCCTTACCCCAAATCCAATAACTGTAGATGCTCCTATAAAAACATTTTCCCCAATAACTGTTTTTACCTCACATCCTTTACGACGATGATCCTGAAATAAAAAAACAACATTTGGAGATATAAAAACATGATTACATATTAATACATTTCGACTAATAATAACTCCATTTCTCA